CCCGATTTACTGGTTACTTTTAATGGCGAAACTATCTTGATGGAAGTAAAACGAGATGCTAAAGCCAAGTTCACCGCAGAACAATTAAAGTTTATAGCTAATTGGAAAGGTGGGCCATTAAGCCGAGTGGATAGCCCTGAATCTGCATTAAGAGTGATTGGATTAATTGAAAAGAAAGACTATAATCATTAGAAACAAGGAGTTTGCATGGAAAATTGTGCTTTATTTGTAGCTACATTACTACATTCTGCGACTAATACGCATTTCTTCCATTTCACAACGGATTCCTACTCACGCCACAAAGCGTTGCAAAAATACTACGAAGCTATTGTAGATTTAACTGACAGCTTTGCTGAATCCCACGCTGGTATTTATGGTAAGTTCACCGCATTTCCAAATGTGTACCACCAACCTAAAGACCCTTTACGCTACATGGAATCTTTACAGAACTTTGTTAAAGAAGCCCGCCAAGATTTACCGCAAGATAGCGAACTACAGAACATTATTGATGAAATTGCCGACTTAATTAACACTACGACTTACAAGTTAAAGTTCTTAAAATGAGCCGCCAAGACCAAATTCGTGCTGCGATGGATAAGCAGATACCCAAGACTACGACAGGTAAGGGTAAGAACTATCTGCCTACCGACCAAGGGGCTGGTATGACCGCCAAAGGTCGTGAAGCCTACAATCGTAAAAACAACGCCAATTTAAAAGCCCCCGCCCCAAATCCTAAGACTGATGCCGATAAAGGCAGAAAAGCTAGTTTTTGTGCAAGAATGGGCGGAGTAGTAAAAAACAGCAAAAACGCTGAACGAGCAAAAGCATCTATGAGGAGATGGAACTGTGGCTAAACAAGGACTATACGCAAACATTCACGCCAAGCGGGAACGCATTAAGGCTGGATCAGGCGAAAAAATGAACAAGGTGGGTAGTAAAAAAGCCCCCAGTAAGCAAGACTTTATTGAATCTGCTAAAACTGCTAAACCCACCCGTAAAGACATAATCCGTGAAAAGATGAAGGATATGTAATGGAACACATGAGCCGCAAGTACAAGAAAGAAGATGCCTTGTTACGCCCTGAACATCAATCTACACTAGAAAAGCAACAAGCAGAACGCATTGCCCGTAGGAAGATGCTATCTAACAAACTTAAAGACTTAGATAAAGAAGTTAAATAGTAGTAGAATTAACTTATCTTAATCAACCACTTGGTTAAATATGAAAATTCAAGATGTTGCTGTAAACAAGCTAATTCCTTATGCTAAAAACAGTAGAACTCACAGCCCTGAACAAATAGGGCAAATAGCCGCTAGCATTAAAGAGTTTGGTTTTCGCAATCCAATCCTTGTAGATGGTGTAGGCGTTATTGCGGGCCACGGAAGGCTCTTAGCGGCCCAAAAGCTAGGGCTAGATAAAGTCCCAACCATTGATTGTTCGGATATGTCTAAAAGCCAAAAGAAGGCTTACATCATTGCTGACAATAAGCTAGCATTAAATGCTGGGTGGGATAACGATCTGTTAAAACTAGAAATTAGCGATTTGCAGGAAGAAAACTTTAACATAGACATATTAGGTTTTGATATATCAGAACTTAATTTCACCGAGGTCGACTACTCAATTCTTGATGACGAAGATGTTAGTAAACAACTATCGGATATGGCAAATGGCGTAAGAAAAGCTATTCAGATTGAATTTGAACCCGAACATTACGATGAGGCTTTTGAACTAGTCAAGTTTTGGCGGGATGAAAAAGCCTATGTAGGCATGATGCTGGTCAACTACTTGAAGGCTGAGAAAGCCAAGCTATGATCCTTAAACAGGGCGAGTTAAAAGGTATCAAATTCTATTACCGAGAGGGTTTTTCGGATCAAAAAACCTTCGAAGAAGTAATTGGGAACGATACCTATCAGAAAAAAGGGTTCAAAATTCTACCCGATGAGAACTGGATGGACTGCGGGGGCAATGTAGGGGCGTTTACTCTGCTAGCTTGTTCTAAAGGCGCAAATGTAACGGTATACGAACCTGACCCTTTTAACTGCGAAATGCTGGAAAAGAACCTAAAACTTAATGGGTTCAAAGCAACGGTTAAACAAGCCGCACTCGTTCATAACGATACTAAAGAGATCATTTTATTTATAGGAAACAACAACAATGTATGGCGTAACTCTATTATTAAGAAATGGAATAACAAGGGTATCAAAGTTCCCTGCCTAAATTTTAACGAGGAAGCCAAAAACTTTGACTCTTGCAAAATGGATATTGAAGGCGCAGAAATGCCAATCTTAGAAAATTATTCCTATATATTCAACAAGTTAGTGTTTGAATGGAGTTTTGATATTGATCCTAGTTTACCTAGATTTTGGGCAATTATTGAAAAACTACATAAGGATTACAAGTTAGCCCCCGTAGGAAATACTGGTAAGTTCGTTAGCCGTGACTACGATACATGGCAAAAGTCATGGTTTCCTGCTTGTACTAATGTTTACTGCACCCAATGAAAACAGTCGAATTAATTAAAATAGACCACAGCGTAAAGATCGGTGATATTTGCGGTGACATTGAACCAACCGTTACTGAAGATACCCTTTTTATAGCTGACGGTGAAGCAGTAGGCTTTTACCTAAAAGAGATTACGGGTAAGTTAAAACAGCTTGCTGATGTAGCTAATGCCGAATTACTTAGCGAAAGAGTGCCTAAAAGTGAAATGAGAAGGTCAAGCGGATTAAGAGATGCTCAGTTTGAGGTTAAACAATTTAGCACTATATTAGGTAGTTGCCCACCTAAGCCGCACATGAAACGCCCATATCCTGCTATTTCAAGCGTTCATCAGGTAAAAACGGCACAAACCTTTATAAAAGCTATGTTCATGCTATGCAAAGAATCAGAAAAGTTAATCCAAAAAATTACGCCTGAGATATATGATCGTCAAAAAAAAATTATTAGTGAAAAAGTACCACCTCAATATAGATTTAGTGACTTATTTACTTCTAGCATTAGCAACTTCAACATTCCTGCCCCATTTCATAGGGATGCAGGCAACCTTGAAGGGTGTGTGAATGTCATTATTGCAAAAAAAGTTAATGCTAAAGGTGGCAATACAACCGTACCTGATTACGGTGCAACCGTAGATAGTAGGGATAACTCTATGCTGGTGTACCCCGCTTGGAGAAATGTTCATGGTGTAACCCCTATCAGACCTACCGCAGAGGGTGGATATAGGAATAGCCTAGTGTTCTACCCGCTTAAAGCATTTAACAATTACTGGGATTAATTCGGAGTTATAAAAATGGCTGAAAAAGGTAGACCCCCTCATAAACCCACAAAAGAGAGCAGAGAACAGGTTAAAAGACTTTCTGCGTTAGGTTGCCCGCATGAGGACATAGCTACCCGTTTAAAGATTAGTGCTGATACGCTAGTTAAATATTATCAGGATGAACTTGACGAAGGGCGTATTGATGCCAATTCAGCTATTGCTGGAACGCTGTTCAATCAAGCCAAAAAGGGCAATACGGCTGCCGCTATCTTTTGGCTAAAAACACGGGCTAGATGGAAAGAAACCCAAGTCAATGAGGTCACAGGCTCAAATGGTAACGATATAAGAATCACATGGGCCGATGAGTAGCCCTGTAAAGCTAAAATACCGCCCTAGAAGCGTTTTTGAGGACTTCCACACCCGTAAGCAACGCTGGGCTGTAATCGTGGCCCATAGGCGTTGTGGCAAGACTGTAGCCTGTATCAACGATCTAATAGTCAAAGCCCTAATAGAAAACAAAAAACACGCCCAATATGCCTACATAGCACCTTTTTACTCACAGGCTAAATCAGTGGCTTGGAGATATTTAGAAAGGTTCTCAGAACCTTTTATGACTAAAGCTAATCAATCTGAGTTATGGGTAGAATTGGTTAATGGCGCACGGATAAGGCTGTTTGGGGCTGATAACCCTGACGCACTTCGAGGCAATTTTTTAGATGGCGTAGTTATGGATGAAATGGCCGATATGAAACCATCCGTATGGGGCGAGATCATTCGTCCGTTACTTGCTGATCGCATAGGTTGGGCTACCTTTATCGGTACACCCAAGGGCCACAACGCTTTTTATGACATCTTTAATGAAGCCCAAAAGAACCCGAATTGGTATGTGAAGACTTTACGGGCAGACCAAACTAATCTTTTACCACAATCTGAATTAGACGATGCCAAAGCATCTATGTCTGATAACCAGTACGAACAAGAGTTCCTATGCTCATTTGAGGCGGCCATAGTTGGCGCATTCTACGGGCAGGAGATGCGTAGGATCACCGACCTTGAGCGTATTACTACGGTGGACTATGACCCTATGTTCCCCTGCCATACCGTATGGGACTTGGGGTTCAACGATTCCACGGCTATCATTTGGTTTCAGACGGTATACGGTGAGATACGGGTGCTAGATCACCATATGTCTAACGGTCAAGCTATCCCTTACTACACGGGATTATTAGCGCAGAAAGAAGATGAATACGGGTACAAATATGGTATTCATTACCTACCTCACGATGCAAGGGCTAAAACATTGGCTAGTGGTGGCAAAAGTATAATCGAACAAATATCTGCAAAAATTGACATAAAACATCTAAAAATTGTTCCAAACCTGTCAATTCAGGATGGAATACAAGCTACACGACTTGCATTAACACGCTGTTGGTTCGATAATAAGTGTGAAGAATTAATAGAATGTTTGCGTCAATATCAACGGGAGTGGGATGATGATAAGAAAGTATTTAGGGATCGCCCAAAACACGATTGGACAAGCCATTCGAGTGACGCTATGCGCTATCTCAGCCTTGTTTGGAAGGATGAAGAAAGCCCTATCCTCAAAGATACAAGGATTAAAGGACTTCATGTCGGCAAAACAGAAGTAACACTCAACGAGATGTGGAAAGAAACCCCCAAAGTAACCAACAGGAGAATTTAAATGACATCAGCATCCGCAACCTTTGCATTACCCTACGAGCATGTAGCGGTTTCACAAACAGGTCAAGTATTAGGCGCAACTGGCGCAACTGGTGACTATTTACACCGTTTAGTCATTACCGTAGGAACTGCCGCAACTAGCACAGTAAGCCTTCTTGATGGTGCTACTTCCCATGCTCTTGTTAAAGCAAACACCCCAATTGGCGTTTATAGCATTGAAATGAACACCTTTTCTAAAACTGGTGCTTGGAGCGTAACTACTGGCGCAGGTGCAGAAGTAATAGCAATAGGTAACTTTACCTAAGGATTAACATGGATCATACATACGAAGATTGGTACAACTGCATCGCCCAGTACGAGCGTACATTCAAAGAATGGGAAGGTCGTGCAGAGAAGATTGTCAAGCGGTATCGTGACGATTCACGCAGTCGCAACAATCCTAACGCCAAGTTCAATATCCTTTGGTCTAATGTTCAGACCATCACCCCAGCGGTATTTGCTAGACTTCCAAGACCCGATGTTTCACGCAGATTTAGGGATAATGACCCTATAGGTCGGGTAGCGTCAATGATGCTAGAACGAGCACTAGAGTACGAAATTGAGCATTATGGTGATTATTCAAGTGCCATGAAACAGTCGGTTCAAGACCGTCTACTTGGTGGTCGTGGAACAGCTTGGGTACGGTATGAGCCACATATTGTTGGTAAAGAAGGTGGTGAAGCTGACGGTGCTCCCGATGATGGCTTTCAGGTTACTGAGGATATTGACGAGGCAGGAACCGAAGGCGGTATATACAAAGAAGATCAGGAACGCATTGAGTACGAGTGCGCCCCTGTTGACTATGTTCATTGGCGTGACTTTGGCTTAACCGTTGCCCGTACATGGGAAGAAGTCACCGCTATATGGCGTAAAGTCTATATGGGTAGACCTGCCCTAGTCGAGCGTTTTGGTGAGGAACTGGGCGGCAAGATACCGCTAGATACTAGACCTGAATCGTCAAGGACATTTAACGAGAAGATGGGTGAAGGCTCATCCGAAGCCGTTGTCTATGAGATTTGGGATAAGACCACGGGTGAGGTGATTTGGCTTAATAAGTCAATGGCTAAGATTTTGGATACCCGTGCCGACCCATTAAAGCTAGAGAACTTTTGGCCTTGCCCTAAACCAATGTTCTCCACCCTGACTAATGACAGCTTAGTACCTGTACCTGACTTTGTTCTTTACCAAGACCAAGCAAGACAGCTAGACACGCTTGCTGACCGTATTGATGGATTCATCCAAGCACTCAAGGTTCGGGGCGTGTATGACGCTTCTGAGCCATCTCTTGCCCGTCTGTTTACAGAGGGTGAGAACAATTCCTTATTGCCTGTTAAGAACTACGGTGCATTTAGCGAGAAGGGTGGACTTGTAGGGGCTATTAACCTTGTAGACATTAAGCCGATTGCCGAAGGTCTAAACATGGCTTATCAGGCTATGGAGCAGGTTAAGGGTCAAATCTACGAGATTATGGGTATTGCTGA